TCCTTAATCTCCATCACAACAGTATTCATTCAGGTGCGTGTTTAGTGCGGCCATCATTATCGTATCCATGAGATGGGTAAAGGTGTTACATCTGTCTAATCAAAAATAAACGAAACATGGGTGGTACTATATTTACAAAGTGCCGTAGATGTATTCGAAGTCAAAATCTGAAAAAGTTAACGTTAATGGCTCAAGGCCAGCCTCAAGAAGCGCGGTGTTCACATACTTCTTGTGCTCTTCGAAAAACGCACTTCCCCACTGATAGGCGAACCTAAGTGAGTTGGCACAATTCTCGAGCGTTGCTCTTTCGTCGTTAGGGCTTCGGCGGATCCAGTTTGTAAGATCCTGTAGCACGTCCTTGTCAATTGGGGCAAGGTAGATATCAAGTTCCTCGTGCTTTACGATGTTACGTTTTAGGAACCTGAGTTGTTCGATCGGGTCGTAGGGTGTTAATCTCTCTCCTTTCGAGGCAGGGGTGTATTCTATTCCGAATTCAAGCAGGATTGCTCCTACTGTATCAGCGTTGAACACGTCTTGGACTTCGGGGCTCAGAGCCACCTCGTTATCGTCGCCGTAGATTTTCATATAAGTATGTCTGTCCATTGCATTAAGACTGGCTAATGAGACCAGCTCTCTGCGTTGGTTGTCCATTATCTCCTTGAAGAAGATGATGATCCAGGCACATCTCAGATAAAACTCATTGACTTCGGTGTTGAGGTCGGTCGTCACTCCTACTCCAGACTTGTTGGATTGGAAGGTCCGGTAGATTGCATTTCCCGCACGGTGGATAGTGTGGGCAATTTCATCAAGCAGGACAAACCTTACCGTAGCGTTTTCGGGTCCGTCGTCATACCAGGCGTTCACGATACGTCCATAAACTTCTACAATTGATCTCGCGGTCATTTTCGAATCGTACTTGGAATAGTCACCATCGAATCCGTTGATACCAACTGCTTTCATTTTCCGGACTAAATCGTTCCACTCGGTGGAATCAACGTTCATTCCAACAGCTGAGGGCAGGTCTGCTCGGTTCTCCATTTTCCACGCGATGAAGGCTAAGAAATACTTTCGCACTAACATCGTGTGGTCCATGGGTTGGATGTTAAAAATCCGGGGCTTGTTGATCTTGTGGAAGGGTCGTCGTTCATCCTTCAAACAGTCTACAGTCTCACTCTCAATCCTACGTCCCTGCTTCGCTTCATTCTCTCGTCGCTCATACCTTTCTCGAAGAAATTCGTTGTCAATTTTGAGTTGTTCTGAATTTGGTTCTACTGGTTTGAAGAAGTGGGTTTTTCCTGGGGAGCCTGCTGGTCGCATGCTTGCAAAGGGGTATCCTGGGGAAGTCTGCATGTTCATCCTGTCGAAGTGGGGTTGTCCGGGAATTCCGTTAATTACCTCGTCATCTGTCAAGATTCGGCGTAGAGCGTCTCCTCGCTTGGCTAACCTGTTGGCTATCATGTGTTCGATTACTCGTTCACTAACAGCTACGGGGAAATCTCGCGATTCGACGTTGTATTTTTGGAGGGACTCTTCCATTGGATTGTATCCTTTTGGGACACGAGGGTCTCTACCAGACAAAACCGCGGGGGCAGTCGTTGTCGGATAAATCTTCTCATGGATGAGTGAAGGTTTGATGGTCGTCTTCGTTGGTTGGTGAAGGGATTCGCCGTCCGGGCATTTTCCGAGGACCAATAGTCGTTTTCCATATGGGATGGGGTTCAAATCTTCTCCTGTCGTCTTTTGCGTTTCGGGCATGATCGCTCCGCTGATGGGGAGTAGCTCGGTCAACTTGATCAAATTACCTCTCAACATTTCCTG